CTAATAAGGATGAATTGCGTAGTCGTGTTAAAGTTCTCGATTGTAAAACTCGTGTGTTCGAGCAACCTGGCTTGGAATACACTCTTTTAGTTCGTAAATACTTTGGTGGTTTCTTGGATTATTTTAAGACTTATGGTGGTTTCGGATTATACCATGGAATTGGTATGGATAAGGAAGTTGTTTGGAACGCATATCGGGAAGTATTCGTTCAAAATTCTGCTCATGGTCACGCTTTTGATTATAAGAATTGGGATGGCTGTGTTTCTGCTGATGCTTTTCAATTCTTTGAAGATGTTGTAAATAAATTTTATACTAATGCTAGTGTTGGTGAGTGTAATGCTAGATCCGCTCTTTTGCGAGTCTTGCGTGACGCTAATCATATCATGGGTCCTTACTTTTATCAATCTGGTAAGGGCAATAAATCTGGAAATCCTTTTACTGATGTCTTTAATTCTGTTTGTAACTTTTATATTATGGCCGTCGCTTACTTGAAATCTCGAACAATGGCTGGTTTACCAGCACACATGTATGTTTTTGACGAAAACATTAAAATGTTAACTTACGGTGATGATATTATTATGACCGTTAAACCTAGTCACTTAGAATTCTTCAATGGACCTGTTATTCAAGATATTCTATCACTTTATGGATATACTATCACTGATGCACTCAAGAGTAAGGAAATTCCTCTCTTTAGTACATTTGGTGAACTTACTTTTCTCAAAAGTCCTTTCATTTACCAAGATGGTGTGTGTTTGGCACCCCTTCCGAAGCAAGATATTTATAAAGAACTCTGTTATGCTCCTAAACAAGTATTAACTGACAGCGAAGACGTACAACAACGCATTCAAAACGTGTGTCGTTTTATGTCTCATCATGGTGAGGATGCTCTTAATGTATTCAAGCGGCAACTTGTGTCGCGCGGTATTGATAGAGCATGGCTATCTACATCATATTCTACTTTTATTAATGATCTTCGCGAGAAGCAGAGTAGAGCTGTTATTTATTGAGATTCAACGCGAGTTGTCTCTGCTACTTATTTTATAACTTCCTAGGTCCACTTACTCTACCTACCTTTTTAGGGTAG